CTCAGAGAAGAAAGATTGGAACTGGATACAGATCGACAAGCTGATCTGGTCACTAGTACAGACTTGGGACGGAAAGGATCAGTCGAAAGAAAAGATTGAAAGTGAAATTGCTAATACATTTAAGTGGAATAATAAGCAAGCAAAAATTGCATGCGAACGTCATTTTAGGGTTTACAATCGGCGAAAAATAAAATAGAATAGTTTCTATAGGAGATTATTATGAATATTTTTATACTTGACGAAGACCCAGTACGTGCAGCACAACTACAGTGTGACAAGCACATTGTCAAAATGCCACTAGAATCTGCACAGATGCTTTCTACTGTTCACCGTATGTTGGATGGTACAGAAACCCGTAAACCGTCTAAGTCCGGCAAGACTATGGTCAAATACTGGGAACTAGATGAACCACGTGAATCTATCCTATACAAAGCAGTGCACTATACACATCCCTGTACTATCTGGACCATGGAATCAGTTGCTAACTACAACTGGCACTACGAACACTTTGTGGCGTTGCACGACGAATTTGTATATCGTTATGGTAAGACCCACGGTTCGTTCGATGCTCTTGGTGAGATCCTAAAGACGCCGCCTAAAAATATTCCACAAGGTCCGCTTACCCCGTTCAAGCTTGCGATGGGTGCAGCACCAGAATGTATTAACCCATCTGATCCTGTTGGGTCTTATCGTGCTTTCTATCAGACTAAACAGGACAGGTTCTCTATGGATTGGAAAGGCCGTTCTATTCCAGAATGGTTTAATGTGAAGGAGATAGCTTATGCCTAATTGGTGTATGAATAATTTAGACATGACTCATCATGATTCAGAAGTAGCAAACGATTTAATAGAAAGATTAGACGGGCTCGAGCAAGATAGCTTTGGCGGGCCAATTGGATTCTTACGTGGCATCGACGAAAGCTGGCAGTATAGAGAGGCCCATGATGTTTGGTGGGAGCCAATTGAAAGTGGTATCTCTGTATCTTTCTCGAGCGCGTGGGAACCCCCTATCGAACTATATGAAGTTCTGTCTGAAAAAGGATGGTCTATTACTGGTTCTTATTACGAAGAAGGACTAGACTTTGCGGGTATATATGAAGACGGCGAAAATAAAAGATTGTCCGATCTATCAGATTATCCCGATGACTATTTTGTCGAGGATGATTTAGCTAAAAGATTAGAGGAGGAATGGGGTATACTAGAATCCCGCAATCAAATTTGGGAATAATAAAAGGAGGAATAAATGGTAAAAGATAAAAGTAGATCAGAACGTATGTTAAAATCAGAATCCGCTCGCCAACGTAGACGTCAAAGGAAGAATATTGTAACAGAACGAACTTTAAATCTTTTTGCTAAGCTCCGACGAATGAGAAAGAAAAAATCAGCATGATTACAATCGAATTTGATCTAGACGAAACTGCAATCACAATACTCGACGACACAGGAGAGCTTGAAGATATTCAAGCTTTTCTTTATGATGACTACTGTCACATTCGACAGTGGAATGAAAAGACCCAAATGTTCGATGTGGTTACGATGAAGCCTGAAATGTATTATAAGCTTATGAAAGCTTTTAGTCTACCTGAAGGAACCTATATACTAGAAAAAAAGTGAAAAAAAATTCGAAAAAAATGAAAAAAGTTGGGGGGAGGGGGGTTTACATTCCTGATAAAAGCACTTATATTAGTACTATCAAAAGGAGATACATTATGAAAATCATCGTCAAGCATATGGAACGCAATGAAATCACGGGCGACGTAGAAGGCTTTACGCCCGTAGCTTTGGTTGATGTAACTGACCTTTCTAACCACGCTGTTGAGGAACAGCTTGAGTATGCATTCCGTTATACAAACAATGTAATGGGTAGCTGGTCTAAGAAGATCGGCGAAGACGCTAACGATGACGTAGAGGTTCTTATTGAACGTGAAGATGGTTTAGGCCTTCGTTCTACCTCAATGGGTGATCGGATGGAAATCAACGGAACAGAATATAGAGTCGCAATGGTAGGATTCAAGGAGGTAGCATAATGCGTATTAAAGTAAAAAACATCGAAATCAAAGAACGCGATACTTATTCTTGGAGAGAGTACTCTAAGCAAACTCGCATCTATGTTTGGCCCCAAGGTGAATCAATCATGGATAACTTGATGAACCGCAAACAGCGTGAACATACTGTTTACAAGAAAGAGATCATTCCCGGTGTATTGGAAGCAATGGGTTTACCTGCTGATACCAAGGTTCGTTGGAGCCAATATGCTGGCTGCTCTTGCCCTTGCTCACCTGGTTTCATTGTTGATGGCGACAGCCGTCGTGATGTACACGTAGATGTGGAGTAAAATGTTGAAACATAAAGATTACACTTACCGCCCATTCGAACGCAGGGGTAAAATCATGTGGGGGGTTTACGTTGGGCGTACAATCCTCCAAACTGTGTGTCGGACCGAGGAAGAGGCCCAGATCGAAACAGAATTATTTAACAAAGATCCATACTGGTTTGAACGCCAGGACTGGAAAAGATATATTGAAAAGAGAAAGTAAACAATGTTAGAATTGCATCCACTATTTCCTCAAGCATTCGGGTATGCATCAGCCCCTGAACTGATTACTCCGGAGCTTGTAGAAGCAGCTAAGGGTATGGAACGAAGCCCCAATACCCATAACCAAGTCAGCGCCAATAATAGAATTTTTGCTGATCCGGGTTCATATCTTAGTACCCGACAAGCTGGCCTTTTAGATTTCATCCTCCCTAAGCTTCAAGAGTACTATACACAAGCCTTAGGCGTTAACTTCGCTATGGGCAAAAGCGCACAAATTACCCAAAGCTGGTTGACATATAGTCATAAAGGTGAAAAGATGCATGGTCATAAACATCCAAATAGTCTAGTCAGTGGTGTTTTCTACATTCACGCTGTCGAAGGTGTGGACAATATTGTATTCACCAAAGATCATTCTTATCAACACTTTGATTGGTACCCAGAGCCTACTAGCGAGTACTCTGGCACCGAATATATCATTCCAGTAAAATCTGGGGATCTCCTCTTGTTTAAATCTGATGTTCATCACCACTTTAACGAAGTGCAGCACGACGATGAGAGAATTAGTCTAGCCTTTAATTCCTGGTTACAAGGTGAGGTTGGGGATGAAGCTGGGCTAACACAACTAAAAATATCTGTTCTATAAAGGAGTAAACATGTTTAAGTCAGGTACAGTAGTTACTGCTGTTACACCAGTTGGTGAATTTGTAGGTAAGTTTGTAGAATTCAATAATGGAATTCTCACATTGGAAAAACCTAAAGGGGTCGGTCAAACCCCAGAAGGCATTGGACTTATGGATGGTGTATGCGTGTCCGGTAAGCCACGTCCCGAACAAGTTCAGTTTATGAACGTAGTGCTTATCACAGATACTAATATAGAGATCGCTAATGGCTATCTACAGTCCATCGGCGGCATTCTCAAGGCGCCTTCAATAAATGACATTGATATGTCTAAATTGAAATTATCTTGAAAAAAGTGAAAAAAGTTTGGGGGGCGGGGGTTTACAAATGAAGTTAGAACCCTTATATTAGTAGTATCAAAGGAGATATATTATGAAAGTTGCTACTACCTACGACGAACGCATCGCTCTTATCAAAGAGATTGCAGAGCGCAAAAAGAAAATGACTAAGCTCCGCAAGAAGTCTTCTCGTGTACTAAAATCCGTCAAGACTAAAAAGAAAGACATCGAGATTCCCAAGGAATCCAATATCTATCAGTGGACTGATGCTTCTAAGTATGCTAAACAATATTATGGGGATACGTTCTATGAGACAACTAGATATGACAACGATTGGGATTAAGATCTTTGGGATCTTAATTCTTTTTGGATTGATTGGTTGGTACACTGTTCACGTGTGGTCAGATTGTCTCGAAGAGAATTCCATACTAACCTGTATGAGGATGCTGAGCAAATGACTAATGTCAATCAATTAGAAATGAAACTACATAAGCTTACCGATCGGATTGGTAAGCTTGAATCAGAAGTGAAGGAACTAAAGAATGAGTATTCCACACGTAAGGAGAACGTTCATGGAAAAACTGACTCGTGAATATATGATTGGTCAGCTACGTGAGAATGTCTGTCGTGTCATTTTCAAAAAGACTAATGGTGAGGAACGGGATATGACCTGTACCTTAATGTCTGATAAGATCCCAACTACAAAGTCCGAGAAGGAATCCAAGCCTAATCTAGACATTGTTGCTGCATGGGATATTAATAAGGAAGGATGGAGATCCTATAGGGTCGAAAATGTTATCTCTTTTACTTGCGCATAAATAGCAGGATAAGGAGATATATATGTTTGGACTTTCACCCGATATTATTATGTGGATCCTATTCGCAGCTGCATGTGGATGCACGTTTATGATTGGTAAACTATACTCTGAAAGAGACGTTAATCTAACAGTGGATAGTACAATTAAATACTTGATACAGCACAATATGATCCGCTGGCAACGGGATGAAAATGGTGAAATTGAAATACTAACTCTAGACGAGTAATACATTATGGCATCATCAAGAACTATCAAACGGCGTGAAGCTGCCAAGGAAATGCTTGGAATGGAAACCAAAGCGATCAAGCCCAAGCGTAAGCGTAAACCCTTAACTGAAGAGCAAAAGCAAGTTCTAAGAGAAAGAATGGAAAAGGCTCGAAAGGCTCGTGGTCCATCAAAGAATTTATCCTTACATGAATCGATCCGCGATTTATCTGATGATCATCCCCTGAGTCCTAAAAAGGTTAAGGGCTGGTTGAAAGAACAGAAAGAACTATTATCTGGTTTAGGTAAGCAAGCAGGTCAGGATAAGGATCCTAAAATTCGTCAACTATATTGGGATACGGAAACTTATATCTTTAATCTAAACAAATATCTCCAAGACGGTCTTTGGTTGGATCATCGATATGGCAGCGCAAAGCAAAACAAAATCAAAATGAACTGTGTCAAAATGGCATACTATTCTGATGGTACACCAAAACGTACTATTGGGGTCTACTATCCAGACATCGGCGCAGTGTACACTCAAGAAATGGAACTGGATAAATATGCAGACGGAACCCGAGAAAAAGTTTCTAACAAAAAGCGAGTTCGGAAAACTAATCGAGCAAACCGTAAAAGATCATAAGTCTTCGTACATGGATGCAGTCATTCATATATGCGAGGAGAATGATGTTGAACTAGAGGATATACGTAAATTTATATCCCCTATTATTAAAAACAAGATAGAGGCTGAAGCGATGAAATTAAATTTTTTACCGCGACAAAACAGTTTACCTATCTAAAAATATATGGTACAATAATACAGTTATACTTCAGTCATACAAGGAAATACAATGTCACTAGATACACTAAAACGCAATCGCACAGATTTCAATAAACTCGTCCAAGCTGCACAGTCAGTCGGCGGTGGGGATACACAAAACCAATCATACAAAGATGAACGTGAGTGGAAGCCTACAGTTGATAAGGCTGGTAATGGATATGCTATTATCCGCTTCTTGCCTGCAGCAGAAGGCCAGGACATTCCATGGGTACGGTACTGGGACCACGGGTTCAAAGGCCCAACAGGTCAATGGTACATCGAGAAATCCCTCACATCAATTGGTCAGAACGATCCAGTAGGTGAGCTAAACTCTCGACTGTGGAACTCTGGTAATGACGATGATAAAGAAACTGCACGGAAGCAAAAACGGCGGTTGCACTATGTAACCAATGTGTATGTCGTATCCGATCCTTCTAACCCACAGAATGAAGGTAAGGTTATGATCTATAAGTTCGGTAAGAAGATCTTCGATAAGATCATGGACTTGATGCAGCCACAATTCCCAGACGAGAAACCAGTCAACCCATTTGACTTCTGGGACGGTGCCGACTTCGTTATGAAGATTCGTAATGTCGAAGGTTATCGTAACTACGACAAATCAGAGTTTAAATCACCAACACCACTATTAGATGGTAATGATGAAAAACTTGAAGGCATCTATAGTCAAATACATGATATTAGCGAGTTCATCGATCCTAAAAACTATAAGTCTTACGATGAGCTAAAGACTAAAATGTATCAGGTACTGGGTGAACAAGCACCACGTACTGTAAAACAAACAATTGCATTGGACGATGAGATTCCTGACTTCGATGCTCGTCAAAAGCCAGCGGCACAACCAGCAGCTGCAGCACCACAAACTGCAGAGGCCGTAGACGAAGATGATACAATGAGCTACTTTGCTAAATTAGCTGCGGAGGACTAATCAATGGACCTACAGGGGGCTTCAAAGAATATGCCGTTTAATACGATCTATCCGAACTCGGAGAATATTCCGCCCCCTGTATATCCTACTAAAGAAGCCAAAAGGGTTATTGAACCGTCTACCCGTGCTTCGATTAATATGGATGTTTTGAAAAAGTATTATGAAGCAAAAGACAGAATGACGGAAACTATTAATGATGAAAGATTACAGAAATACCTTGACGCTGCGGAATATCATCCAGGTGATGTCGTAGATATTGAGGTATAGGCGCATGGGGAAAGCCTGACAATCTCGTCGAACGTACCCAAATAAATCCATTCATGTAGTCTGCAGCTCATGGGTGGTCGGTGAGTCGCTAGTACCGAATGGAAAGCTAGCCGGGTGCTGTACTTCGAAACAAACAGATAGAAAGGGCGTCACCTAGGAAGGGCGCCCTTTTGATTTATCTAACTGACGTTATTGTGCTTGTTATATTACTTCCACCCCCAGCTATACCATATTCGATTCTATTATAATTATGGTCGTAACTTGGATTAAATTGCATAAGCATACCCATTCCAGATCCCGGCTTATGACCACCAGTTCTAGAGAAGCTAGCCAGGATTGCTGTTGCTTCTTTTATTTCCGCAGCAGCTGCTAGCATCATTGGACCTGCAGAAGCTATTGATGACCAGCTTTCTGTAGCTGCTCTAAAGTTCATTCCGGTCCCACCCGAAATTGTACTCCCTGTCTCAGCTGGTGTGGCATTAATCTTGGGAGAATCTGTAAACTCTTCCTCCAATTTTGACCAGCTTTCTGCAGCTGCACCAAAGATCCTTGCCGAGGGTTTCGGTTTCTTGGGGTTGTCGACCCCAGGTGGTACGGAACCAATCTGGCCATCGCTTGGCAAAATAGGATACTTTTTGTTAAACTCTTTTACAAAATCTACAGCCAATTTTGAAGCGTCTACACCTGAAGTAGATAGGCCAAGGTCACCGATTATTCTCCCCACGAGGCCTTCTTGTTCCTGCCGCGTCATCCCGGCAAACGCGACCAAATTAGGTATCCTTTTTATAAGGGTCTCGTCTAAGCTTGCAATCACACCTTCAGCTTGGATATTTGCAAATTCCCGCGCTTGTTGGGTGTCCAGTTCAAATGTGGGTGGCTTTGTAGTTGCTGTCGCCTCCAAGATTTTTAGGGCATTACCTCTTGTTACAGAATCTTCAATTTTCTGTATTTCATTATATGTTTTGTTATATTCATCGTCAGTGGGCGGCCCCACCAGTTTGGACTCGGCCAAGCCTATGGTCAAGCTGTCTAGGGCTTCTTTCATTTTTCCCGCAGCTATCAAGCCAGGTATTTCTGCCATCCTTTTTCGAAAATCCTCTTCAAGATCCTTGAGCATTTGCTCCCGATTGTTCTCAACATATTCTGCCATTAAATAAGTTGCTGCTAGTGCACTGCCTATAATCGCTCCAGGTATTGTTAGTCTTACCAGGCCTGAGCCCGCAATTTTAAACATTTGCTTAAATCTCTTGAAACGATTAGATTTCTTGGTATTATCTTTAACCTTGTCCTTATCCGCAGCCTCCCTAACAAGATCCCCTACCGCTTCACCTGCAGCAGTTGCAGCAGCCCCAATTCCCATCTTTCCAATAACACGAGATAGAATTAATCTGCCTGTTGCAGTACCAATACCGAATACAGCTTTTAATGCTTTCTTAATTAAAGTTGGAGCAAGTAGCATACCAATCACACCGGCAATGGCTCCACCGATCTTTTCGACATTTATTTCCTTACCAAAAATCTCTACTACTTTACCTTCACCGAAAATAAAGTCAGTGACTGGTTTAATCCATTGAGATAGATATTTCGCCCCTAATAATCCAGCCATAACTGGCATAAATAACTTACCAGCTGCTAATCCCAAAGCCCCGGCAAGAGTCGCAGCCCCCGCACCTAAGACGCCGGAAAATCCTTTTAATAAATCACCTATTGCAGATATTCCAGATCCCTGGGCAAATCCCTGGGTAAAAGAGCTTGGCCTGCTTGGGCTGCCAGAGGATTTTCTCCTTTCCTTAGCTTTTTCCCTTCTCTCTTCTTCCTTATCATACTTTCCGCGTTCTTCTTCTTTACGCTTTTTAATCTCTTCCGAAAGCATAGAGGTAATGCTTTCCTTGACCCCGGATAACGTATCATTTTGTTGTTTTAGTTCTTGGACTATTTTCTCTAAACTTGCCATTGGTTATCCTTACATTTGCCTTTTCTGCATTTCTTCTCTTTCAGATTTAATTTGATCTGCTAGCATCGATATGTAAATTTCCCTTTCCCATGGGATCATATGTTCAAGATCTAATAATGAATATTTATGATTCTGTATTAGCTGGTAGTTAGTCCGATAATAATTTACCAGCGAATCATGAGAAAGGTTTAGGAGAAAAAATCTTGGATTCCTTGTAGTGTTATTTTATTTTCATGTTCACAGCTTTCACATTTATACTCGACAGTGTGCTCCAGCCTTGGAAGGGTGTTAATAAAATTCATAATGCTTTCAAGCTGGGAATTATTCAGTCCGTCCAAAAATGATTCAATCTCTTCTCGGGGTTCATCCACTAGTCTAATAATCTCTTCTTCAGTTCTTAATTCATCCATACACATAATAATAGTTTCAAATATTGTTTCTGTTAAATTATCATTCTGCGATTCATTGGTATTAACAATAGCTGTATAATTTGGATATTTCATCACTAATGTATATTTTTCATTAAGTTCGATAATCTTAGAGTTATTACTAAGATCAATTTTAATGGCATTCAAATCAATTGTTACTTCATTAGGATTATTACATTCAGAGCATGTTAAAGAAACCTTACTTGTTTCGCCCACACTTTTCGATCTGATTTGGGTGAATATATACTCAACATCAAAAGTAGCTAATTTATTAATATCAATTTTATCAGCGATACAGGCAGAGATTGTGTCGGTAATGGATTTCAGAATTTGTTTCTCATCCTGGGTCTCTAAAGCCATCAACAATACCTTCTGCTCTTTTACTAAAAAAGGCCGAAAGGAAACAGATTTTCCGGTTGATGGTATAATAAGATCATGACTTGGTAATTCATTCAATTTAGGTAGTGCCATTCAATTCATCCTTTAATAATTAAGTATTGAAAACCCTGCCGATTGCTGTGCCAATCTGGCGGGATATAAAGTTTTGTAGTTGTGATGGTTGGACTGCCTTACTCGAAGTCCAGTTTGTATAGGATAACTGTACGTTTAGTTCAACCAATCCATCTAATTCGTTATTCAGCTGAATAGGATTAAGTGTGGTTGGGAAAGCGTCTTGTAATTCACAGGTATAGATAACGTCATCGTTTGTTATATAACTCAAATCTAACTGCCCTTGAGCTAAATCAATAGGACCAATCCTGGGCAATCTATTCTTTATTTCTGAAGGTAATCTAGATCCAAAATTGAAATCTTTCTTATAAAGAGGTAAAGAAAACCCCTTCTTAAGTTGCCTAATTTTTACAGTCTTAGCATATCCACTTCCGTCTCTCGCCTTTTGGTATCCCGCCTCGAATCTATTCTGATCAATAGCAAGGTTCTGCCAGGCTTCGAAGTATTCTTTAACGCCGTAGTCATTCATTACATGAAAGGTTAATGATATATCTGTGATGGCATAACCGTATGCCATTCTTTCCATTTTCATACCAATGCGGCGTTCGTTAGTCATAATCTGACGACCAGGAAGTTGTACGTCTTTACATAACAGATTTAGTTCTTGAACGGAAGCACCAGGGAATCCCCCAGGTAATTCAATCAGGAATAAATTGGCCCTTGCCATGCCATCCTTGGCAGATACTAAAGACTTAAACTGATCAATGCTTGCCATTAAATCATCCTTCTGGAGTTAGAATAAACCGTTGACTTACTAGCCTTTTGCCAATCAGCTGTAGGTAGGAATGTAGCAA